TACTATTGGGGTTCAACAGAAATATTAACATATGCGATGACAAAAACATATCTTGAGGATATCGATTTTTTACTAACAACACAAAAACAAATAAGATTCAATCAAAGACAAGATAGATTATATTTGGATATTGATTGGGGAAGCGTAAAGGCTGGCGAATATATTATTATAGATTGTTATAGGGCATTGGATCCAAATGATTATGTAAGAGTGTGGAACGATTCATTTCTTAAACAATATGTGACAATTTTATTTAAAAAACAGTGGGGGCAAAATTTAATTAAATTTCAAGGCGTTAAATTACCTGGTGGGGTAGAACTCAATGGAAGGCAGTTATATGATGACGCGCAGAGAGAATTAGATACTTTAATGGAAAAAATGTCAAATACATATGAATTGCCACCTTTAGATATGATTGGATGATATTGTATGTTAAATCCATTTTTTCTTCAAGGATCTGCTGGAGAACAAGGTCTCGTACAAGATTTGATAAATGAACAGTTAAGAATGTATGGTGTTGAAGTTTATTATCTACCCAGAAAATATGTGACAGAAAAAACAATCATAAAAGAAGTAATTCAATCAGAATTTGTCGATGCGTACCCAATAGAGGCATATATTGAAAATTATGAAGGTTATGCTGATAATACAACACTCTTGTCTAAATTTGGAATACAATCCACACAAGAAATAAATTTAGTTATTTCTAAAGAAAGATTTGAAGAGTATATAAGTCCATTAATTAAGAATAAACCAAACATTAAACTATCAACAAGACCCAAAGAAGGTGATTTGATTTATTTTCCTTTGGGAGATAGACTATTTGAAATTAAGTTTGTGGAGCATGAAAAACCTTTTTATCAACTTCAAAAAAATTATATTTACTTATTAAAATGTGAACTCTTTAGATATGAAGATGAAATTCTTGATACTAGTATTGATGAGATAGATGATATTTTGACTGGGGGAGAATCTGATGGATTGTCGGATGATAATATTAATGTTATTTTGGGACAGACTCAAACTTTAACTTTAGTTGGAACTGGAATAACAGCTACCGCAGTTTCCAGTATAATTTCATCTGGCGGGATAAGATTTATTACAGTTACGAATAGAGGTGGTGGATATATAACCACACCAACTGTGGGAATATCATCATCTCCTATTGGTGGAAAAACTGGAATTGCAACTGCAATTATGATTGGTGGTATAGTTGCTTGTACAGACAATGTAAACCCTAAAGCTCAGTCAGTTCAGAGTGTTGAAATTACAAATCCTGGATCTGGATATACTGTTGCTCCTGGAATTAGATTTATTGGTGGCGGTGGCGCAGGTGCAGCTGCAACAGCTACAATTGGTGACGGAGTAATTGGAATAATAACAGTTACAAATGGCGGATCTGGATATTCCACTTCGCCAACAATTTCATTTACAAATCAAATCTTTAAAGTAGGAGTTTCAACAGCACCTGCTACAGCTACAGCAGTAGTTAGCGCGGCTGGAACTATCGCTGCAATTAGAATTACAAATGCTGGTTTAGGATATAGTGTTGCCCCTACTATTGTAATTTCAAATCCATCACTTGCTTCTACTGGAAATTTTGTTTTTAATGAAGTTGTTGTTGGGTCTTCTAGCAGTACGACTGCAAAAGTTAGAACTTGGAACTCGATTACAAATATTTTAGAAGTTTCGAATGTTTCTGGATCTTTTATAATTGGCGAAAATATAATCGGATCAACATCCGGAGCTTCACATCAACTAAGACTAATTGATTTAAATGTAAACAATGATGGGTTTTCTGATAATTCGGAAATTGAATCCGAAGCAGACTTGTTAATTGATTTTAGTGAAAGTAATCCATTTGGAGTTCCATAAATAATACTTATTGTTATTAAATAATACCATAATAGGAACATAAAAATGTTTGAATATTTTTATAACGAAATTTTAAGAAGAACCGTTGTATCTTTCGGCACCCTTTTTAATAATATTTCAATTAAACATACAAATTCCTCTGATGATGTTGTTAGTGTAATTAAAGTTCCATTATCATATGGTCCAACACAAAAATTTCTTGCGCGATTAAATCAATCTGCAGATTTAAACAAATCTACGGCAATTACTTTACCAAGAATGTCGTTTGAATTTACCGGATTAACTTATGATTCCTCAAGAAAAGTTACAACAACACAAACATTTGTTGCAAAAGATCCAGATACTGGAACTGAAACTAAAAAAATGTATATGCCAGTTCCGTATAACATGCAATTTGAACTTTCTATTATGTCAAAGTTAAATGATGATGCACTTCAAATCATAGAACAAATTTTACCTTATTTTCAACCAGCATACAATTTAACAATAAATTTAGTTGAAGAAATTCAAGAAAAAAGAGATGTTCCTATAGTTTTAGAAAATGTAACAATGCAAGACGATTATGAAGGAGATTTTTCGACAAGGAGAGTTCTTCTTTACACTTTAAGATTTACGGCAAAAACATATCTATTTGGACCAGTTTCAAGTGCAACAAAAGATATTATTAAATCTGCAAAAATTAGTTATCTTACTGGCACAGACATTGCAAATACAACTAGAGAAGTTGTATTTACATCGACACCAAGAGCCATAAAAAATTACACTGGAACAATTTTAACAACTTTATCGAAAGATATTTCTGCAACAGATATATTAATAACGGTTGAAGACGCAAGTGGAATTTCTATAAAAACATATTTAGAAATTGAAGGTGAAGAAATATATGTAAAATCTAAAAATGGAAACGTCCTAACTGTTGACAGGGGTAAAGATAATACTACAATTACATCTCACTTAAGAGGTGAAGAAGTTAAATCAATTTCCTCCGCAGATAATGAATTAATTGAAGAAGGTGATGACTTTGGATTTAATGGATCTATAGAATGAAGATGACTAAAAAATTTGATGGATTAAATGAAACGTTTAATATTGATGGAGAAATAGTTCCTATTGAACCTATTGAAAAAGAAACTTCAATACAAAAAATTGAATCAATTGGATCAACCGTTGAAGATATAAAAAAAGACTATGAATACACCAGAGGAAATTTGTATAGTCTCATAGAGAAAGGACAAGAAGCAATCAATGGTATTCTTGATCTGGCACAAGAAAGCGAAATGCCTAGAGCATATGAAGTTGCAGGTCAATTAATCAAAAATGTTGGAGATATCACAGACAAGTTAATGGATTTGCAAAAAAAGTTAAAGGAAGTAGAAGAAGAAAAACAAATAAAAGGACCTACAAATGTTACTAATGCTCTTTTTGTTGGATCAACCGCAGACTTAGCAAAATTTTTAAAACAGCAAACACAAAATGAAAACGTTTAAGCAATTTCAAGAAAATTGGAGCGATAAATATAAAAAGAGTATTGATTGCTCCAATCCAAAAGGATTTTCTCAACGTGCTCATTGTGCGGGAAGAATAAAAAGAGCAAAAAGTGAAAAAACAAAATCCAAATCAATTGAATGAATAGATCAAAGTTTTCACATGTAACAAAGCATCTAAAAGGAAAACAACATCAGTTAGATCCTAATTTAGATTTAAAACAATTAGTTCATCACGCAACAGTTCAATATGTTGATCGTGATGCAGATGGTGACGTTGACGTGTATGATAACCCCAAAAAGAAAACACCCGATGAAAATCCAAAAGATATTAATGTTGGATATGGATCTAAAAAATTGATCAGAAAACAAAAGGGTGAAGTAAAACATACTAAAGTGGGCATGGCTTTTGAAGATCTTCGCAAATGGTTTGGTAAAGGTGATGAAGGTGGTGTTGGCGGCGGCGGGTGGGATAGGTATAACACACAAGGAGAACGTATTGGCAAGTGTGCTCGTGAACCGGGAGAAGCAAAACCAAAATGTTTATCAAAAGAAAAAGCAGCAAAAATGACTAAAGATCAAATTTCTGCTGCGGTAAAGAGAAAGCGTAAAGAGGATCCAGTGGCAGATCGTCCAGGAAAAGGAGGTAAACCAATTATGTCTTCTAACAAAATTAATGAAAATATTTTGGAAGAAAAAAGATATTGTATGAAATGTAAAAAAAGAGAATCCCGTAATGAATGCTCATATGGACCAGAAATGTGGGACAAAATGACAGTGAAAGGATTTATGGAAAGCATGAAACCTGAACCAGACCACGAACATTCAATGATACGTTCAGAACTTGAAACAATTAGGGCAGCAGTTAATAGATTGAAAAAGAAAATGAAAGGCGAAGGTAATGTAGAAGCATGGGTGCAATCAAAAATTACAAAAGCTGCTGACTATATCGATTCTGCTGCAGACTATGTTGAGAGTGGAGAGCATAATGTCCACAATTCAATGGATGAAGAAAAAGGTCCTTGTTGGGTCGGATACAAGCAAGTTGGCATGAAAAAGAAAAATGGTAAAATGGTTCCCAATTGTGTTCCAGAAAATACTGAATATATTATGGAAAAGAATGCTCCAACAAATCCAAAATTATGGGCAAAGTGGAAAGCAAAAGCAAAGGCAAAATTTGACGTTTATCCATCCGCATATGCTAATGGGTGGGCAGCAAAAGGATATAAATCTGATGGTGGTGGATGGAAATCTATAAGTGAAGATCTAGATGAAGCAGTGAGAATTCCTGCTAAAACTGGCAATATTGTTTTGGTAACTTTAACTTGGAGAGGTAAATATTTTACAATGAAAATGTTTTTTCCACAAGTTATTAAACCAAACCGCCAAGAAGTTCAAGACCAAATTTCAAAAGTTTATCCGGGGTCCAAAGTTCAGTCATATTATATTTCTGATATTAAACCAGGTGAGCAGTTTTTGCAAATTGAAGACTGGCAAAAAGTTAATCGTCAAGATAAAACTGATGGTTTAAGTCAAAAAGCAATTAATGCATATCGCCGCGAAAACCCAGGTTCAAAACTTCAAACTGCAGTAACTGAAAAGAAACCTACAAGTAAAAGAGCAAAGCGACGTGCATCATTTTGTCGTCGTATGAAGGGTATGAAGTCAAAACTTACTTCTGCAGAAACTGCAAGAGATCCAGATTCAAGAATCAATAAAGCTCTTCGTCGTTGGAACTGCAACTAAAATGAAATCATATAAACAATTTATTTCAGAAAGTGTAAATATTGTAGGAGATTTTAATGGAAATCTTTATATTAATGGATCTGAATCCGAACAAAAACCAATTGGAGAAAAATTTGTTGCTGATATAGTATGGGAAGGAAAATTATATCGTATGGAAATTTTATCAAATAAAATACCAACAAGAGAATCTTTAGGAGAACAAATACAGCAAAATTATCCAGGTGCCATAGTCCATAACATATATCCAGCGGAATATAATAACAACAGTGCATTAAGAATAACAGGAATTAAAAGATATCAACCAGAAAAATTAAGTTGGACAGATTAATAAACCATGGCCCAGTGGAATAAAAATACTCAAGATTATTTAAACCAAGAAAGAACACTTCACGAAGTTTTCATGTGTGCTGATAGATATGGCAACATTGGAAATTGTGGTGTATCTACCGGAATTAACGCAGGTGGTCATGACGCATTTGGAAGAATGCGAATATCGGAACCATTTACACTTGCTGATTATTCTCATCAATATGGGGAAGAATCAGAAATGCTTGTCAAAGTAATTGGTGCTGGATCTACAGTTGTTTATAATCAAAATAAAGCATCAGTTTCTTTGGTTGTTGGAATTGGATCTACTGCAAGAGTAGTCCACCAATCCAGAATGTATCACCACTATATGCCAGGCAAATCTCAGTTTGCTTTAATGAGTTTTAATTTTCAGGATGTAAGAGCAAATACTACAAAAAGAATTGGATATTTTGATGATAGAAACGGAATTTTTTTACAACAAGAAGGTGATGGAACTGTTTCTATTGTAAAGAGAAGTTATATAACAGGGGTATCATCCGATATAAAAATAAATCAAGTTGATTGGAGTTTAGACTCTATGAATGGTGCTGGAATATCCAGTATTTCATTGGATTTTACAAAAACACAATTATTTGCAACGGACTTTCAATGGTTGGGAGTTGGTAAAATTCGTTGCGGAGTAGTAGTTAGTGGAGAACTTATATATTTTCACGAATTTAATCATTCCAATGTAGAAGAAAATGTCTATTGGAGTTTTCCATCATTACCAGTTAGATGTGAAGTCTTAAATACCAACACTGCTATTGGTATTACATCGATGCAACAAATTTGTTCGACTGTTGCAAGTGAAGGTGGATATGTTGAAAGTGGATATGAGTATTCTTATGGTGACGGTGCAATTACAGTTAGGGGATCAAATAATGCGCCAGATAATAAAAAATGTGTTGTAGCCATCAGATGCTCAAATTTATATAATGGATACCCAAATAGAACGGTTGTAAGAATAACCGACATAGAACTTCTCTCAGATTCCGCTCCTTGCAAATGGATTTTGTATAGATTACCAAGTAACTCAAATGTTTCGGGAGGAACATGGAGTAGTGTTGGTTCAGAATCTGGAGTTGAATATAATGTTGGTATAGGAACAAGTTTCAGTTTATCTGGGGGATATGCAAAAATAACCGGATTTATTGCTGCAAATAATCCATCCGGAAAACAAGCATCTGGAATAACTAATGTAAGTCCTCTAGCAACAAAAAGCAATTTTATTGCACAAAATATGGACAGTAACGATAGTCAAATTTATGCAATTGTCGTCGAAAATTTAACTGCAAATACAGATACCAATATACGATCAGCATTGCAATGGAGAGAAACACGATAGGTACTTAATATGAGTGACGTATATCTTGGCAATCCATTATTAAAAAAAGCAAATACCCCAATTGAGTTTACTCAAGAACAAATTATTGAATTTGTAAAATGCAAAGATGATCCGGTTTATTTTGCAAAAAATTATGTAAAGATCGTAACCCTTGATAAAGGATTACAACCATTTGCGATGTATCCTTTTCAAGAAAAATTGGTGAATAATTTTCACCAATATAGATTTAATATTTGTAAGATGCCACGACAGACTGGTAAATCGACTACTGTTGTGTCGTTCCTGCTTCATTATGCAGTCTTTAATGATAATGTTAACATAGGCATTCTCGCAAACAAAGCAGCAACAGCAAGAGAACTTTTAGATAGGTTGCAAACTGCATATGAAAATCTACCAAAATGGATGCAACAAGGAATCATCGCATGGAATAAAGGATCTTTGGAACTGGAAAATGGAAGCAAAATCTTGGCTGCTTCTACTTCTGCTTCTGCGGTTCGTGGTATGTCATTCAACATCTTGTTTTTGGACGAATTTGCGTTCGTTCCAAATCACATCGCAGATTCATTCTTTGCATCAGTTTATCCTACAATTACTTCAGGTAAAAGCACAAAAGTAATTATTGTTTCCACTCCACATGGCATGAACCACTTCTACCGAATGTGGCATGATGCTGAGAAAGGTAAAAATGAATATATTTTCACTGATGTTCATTGGAGTGAAGTTCCTGGAAGAGATGAGGCATGGAAAGCGCAAACTATTGCAAACACTTCTGAACAACAATTTAAAGTCGAGTTTGAATGCGAATTTTTAGGATCTGTTGATACTTTAATTGCACCATCTAAATTAAGAAATTTAGTATATGATCATCCCAAAACACGTAGTGCGGGATTGGATGTTTATGAAGATCCAATAGAGGATCATGACTATCTCATCACTGTAGACGTTGCTAGAGGTGTTGGAAATGATTATTCAGCATTTGTTGTAGTAGATATCACTCAGTTCCCACATAAAGTGGTGGCAAAGTATAGAAATAATGAAATTAAACCTATGCTTTTTCCAAGCATTATTGAAGAAATTGGAAAAAGTTACAATGAGGCATACATTTTATGCGAAGTTAATGATGTTGGAGATCAAGTAGCAAGTATTCTTCAATACGATTTAGAATATAAAAATTTACTAATGTGTTCTATGCGAGGTAGAGCAGGACAAATAGTTGGGCAGGGATTTTCTGGAAAGAAAACTCAACTTGGAGTTAAGATGTCTAAGACTGTCAAAAAAGTAGGATGTCTTAATCTTAAGACAATGATTGAAGAAGATAAGTTATATTTGAACGATTACGAAATTATATCCGAACTTACAACATTTATTCAAAAGCACAATTCATTTGAGGCAGAAGAAGGGTGCAACGATGACCTCGCAATGTGTCTTGTAATCTATGCTTGGTTGGTCGCACAAGACTACTTTAAAGAACTTACTGACCAAGATGTAAGAAAAAGATTATATGAGGAGCAAAAAAATCAGATAGAGCAAGATATGGCACCATTTGGATTTGTTTCAGATGGATTAGATGAAAGTAGTTTTGTTGATGAGGATGGTGATAGGTGGTTTTTAGATGAATATGGAGATCGTTCTTATATGTGGGAATACATGTAATGGATTTAGATAGACAAATTAAATTGGGACATTTATTATTTACTGATAGAAAATGTAGGATATGTGACGAAGTAAAAAATTTAGTTGATGGATTTTATAGAACTCGTAAAGATAGGGGTTTTGTTGCATCATCATATTCATATGAGTGTAAAGATTGCACAATAAAAAGGGTAGTAAATAGTAAAAAAAATAATATTTTAAAAGTTTCAGATAAAGAATATCCTGATTGGTAAATATTCGCGCTAAGTTTCCCCCACCAAAAATAACATTTTAATAAATATTTTTTAGATAAACTGAGACTTTCAGGAGAAAAAAATGGCGACTCCTCAATTATCTCCAGGCGTTCTCGTCAGAGAGGTTGATTTAACAGTAGGAAGAGCTGATAATGTTTTAGACAATATTGGTGCTATTGCTGGACCTTTCTCAATTGGACCCGTTAACGAACCAATTGACATCACCACAGAGCAAGATCTAATTAACGTATTTGGTAAACCTTTATCAACTGATGCACAATATGAGTATTGGATGAGTGCTTCATCCTTTCTTTCATATGGCGGAATTCTTAAAGTTGTTAGAACTGGCGGATCAACTCTTAATAATGCAAATGCGGGTGTTGGAATAGCATATACAACTGCATTAGATATCGATAATTATGATGATTATATTAATAATCATTCAGAAGCAACAGATTTTACATTCGCAGCAAAAAATCCAGGAACTTGGGCAAATGGTTTAAAAGTTTGTTTTATTGACGATAAAGCAGATCAAATCATCGGTATTACAACATCTAACCTTTCTACTGCTGGCGCCACAATTGGTGCTGGTGTGACCGCTTCACTTTCCGGAGTCGTAATTCCAGGAACAGGAACCACATCTTCTTTCAGTGGATATTTGAAGGGAATAATTACGGGTGTAACAACAGACTCTACCAATTCATCAAGTACAATTGAAGTAAAAATTGTTTCTAGGGTAGAAACAGTCGGTAGTGGATCAACGGAAACAAAGATCAATTATGCAGAAGGATCTGCATTTGCAGCATTTGATGTATCTGATAGTTTATATTTTGTCAATAGTGTTGGAGTTAACACGGGTGTTTCAGCTTCCTCACCATATACTCCAGCATCTATTAGCGATTGGTATGATAATCAAACTTTAGGTCTTACAAATACAACTATTTTTTGGAAAGAACTTGCACCAAAACCAATATCAAACATCTACGCAACAGAGAGACAAGGTAAAAATGATGCTCTTCATATAGTTGTTGTTGATGATACTGGATCAATTACGGGAATTCGAGGAAATGTTATTGAAAAACATTTAGGACTTTCTAAAGCGTTTGACGCAATATCGAATGTCAATTCCCCACAAAAAATTTGGTATGAACAATATATTGCCGATTTTTCTCAAAATATTTATTCTGGAGGAAATCCATCAAATTCTTCAGATTCTTATCACGGCACAACACCTGTTGCAACAGGATTTACAACTTATTCTGGG